AGGTGGTGACGCGGGAGGTGCGGCCATGAGTGAGCTGGACGCACTTACCCAGGAGGTGCGCGGGCTGCGGACGCTCATCGATGCGCTGCGCACGGCTATGGCTCCGAGTGAGCAGGCACGGCCTCTGTCGGCTGCGGAGATGATGATGCGCTGGCAGATCAGCGGCGAGACGGAGACGCTGCGGCTGAGCAACCTGCGCCGCCGATGCGATGCCTGGGGACTGCGCAAGATGACCGGCACGGCCGGGATGGGGCAGACTTTTATGCTCGGTGACGTGATCGCCGCTGAGAATTTCGGCAACGGAACCAACACACGCCGGAGGAACAAAAAAGCGGCATGATCGACGAACCTATTTTAGAGCACGATGGGCTGACCATCACCAGACCGTGCAAGCACGGGTTTAATCTGGACTGGACGACTGAGACGGGCAAGCGGGTGCATCTGCGCCTGTATGTCTTTGAGCCTGGTCAGATCAAAGGCGAGTGGATGGAGATGCCTGCGGAGCTGACGGTGGAGGCGGCTCTGGTGTATCAGCGCATGACACTGGAGAAGCTGCGCGAGGCGGTGCTGGCTGGGGTGTTTGCTCCGCCTGCAGCGGCGGTGCGGGACCTGGTGGCTGCTGCGGCTCCGAGTGAGATGCCGGTGCTGCTAGCGGTGGAGTCTGCGGCTGTGCTGCGGATTGTGTATGGCGATGCGGTGCGGATGGTTAGACCACGCACGGTGGGCTTTGTCGAGATCGAGCTGGTGGATGGCACGCGGCGCTTGCTGCCGTCTGGACTTTGGCAGGATTATCAATGGGCGGCAGTGACTGAGCCTGTGTCGCGGGAGGTGCGGCCATGAGTGACCTCACGAAAGATCCCACCAATGGGTGGACGGCCTACACGGAGACGCCGATGGATGGGCTGATGGCGCTGCTGGCGCAGGTGGTGGCCCAGGCGGAGCGAGACATCACGCAGGCGATGCGGGCGGGCTTTGTGGACTCGACGATGAAGGTGCTGAAGATGCCGATCTCTGATGACGATGACTATCAGCCCGCCGGGGCTGTGGCTTTTTTACGGTCACCGGCGGCGGCTGAGCTGTGCGAGATTTTGGTGGAGTGGTCGGGCGGCGCTTTTGACCTGCGACCGGCACGGCGGCTGGCGAAAGCTATCTACGAGGGCGGCAGTGCCAGCGGCTATGATCGACGGGGCGCAGCTGCTGTGGCTGGGAATGCGCGCTCGGCGATGCGCCGTGAGATGAGTGACCTGCCGAGTGTGTGGCAGACGGCCCGCGAGAATGCGGTGAGCAATGAGGCGCTGCCGCTGCGCTTTGTGAAGCGGCTGGATGCCGAGGGATCTGTGCGAGGCAAGACCTGGCGGGAGATGCCGCGTGGCACGGCGCAAAGCCGTGAGATTCAGGCGATGAACTGGGCGCTGTGGAAGCGGTGCCTTGAGGTCAATCAACAGAAGGAGTCAGGCATCTACAACGAAAGGAGGGCGGCGTAATGAGAAAACCATCTTGTCACACATTGCAGTTAGGCGAGGCAGTTTCTAAAACGGTGGCGCGTGGCTACTTCACGGTGGCGGATGTGCCGATGGTGCTGGCGCAGGCTCTGCTGATCAGCCTGGCGCAGGATCTGGGCCGAGCCCATGCGGCACGTCGATGGAGGGCTGACCCGCATGAAATGCTGGGCAGTCCTGCCCTGACGGCGCAGGAGCTAAAGCTGGCCCATGAGCTGGACAGCGATGCGGTGCAGGGCCTTTACGCGGTGGTGGCCGGTGGCAGTGCAGGCCGGGTGCCGACGGGTCGTGGCACGGTGCTGCGGATGGCTCGGCGCTACTCGGGGATCATGAGCAAATACCAGCGCACGCACGGTGTGGGAAAGGAGGCGGCATGAGCCAGGAACTGCTTTTTAAGCTGAAGCCCGAATCGCTGGAGGCTGAGGCGCGCAGCACGGTGGCGGCACAGATCGAGCTACTGCGCCAATGGGCGACGATGCTTTCACGCGCGGGTCTAACTATGGACGAGCTGGAGGCGCTGAGCATGGAAGTGAAGATGTCGAGCGCCTGGCTGGTGGTGGCTTTGAATCAGAAAAGGGAGGCGGCTCGGCAGCGGCAGATGCTGCAACCGGCGCTCGAGCTGTGGGCACGAATCGCGGGCGATGTGCCTGCGGGAAAGGAGGCGGCATGAGCAATGAATGGCATGACATTGCCGCGCTGAACCCGAGCCGCACGGATGGGGCAGGGGAGCGTTCGGAGCGGATGACGCTGCTCTCACAAATCCTGACCGGCTGTGTGGCGGGTCGGCCTGTGCTGACTGACATGGGCTGGCGTGCGTGGTGGCTGTGCGAGAATGCGGCCCCAGGGGCACTGCCACGAGTGAAGCCCGCGCAGCGGGTGCATCTCCGCCGTGTGGCGCGTGAGGGTGCCGGAGTGCTGCGGGTGCAGGCTCTGGACATGCCACTGACGGAGCGGCAGCGGGTGGTGGAGATCGTGCTCGGCGGGGAGGTGCAGCCTTTGCGGTTAGGCCGCCGAGTGACACTGCTGGCCTATGCTTTCGAGCGCGGCGATGCGGTGCGGTCGGTGCTGCCGAGCTTTGAATCTATCGGCGGACTGTGGGGTCTGACGGCGAAGAACCAGAGAAGCGCGGTGTGTGCGGCCATGGATAAAACGGTGCGCCAGATGGTGGAGCGCGGCCAGCTCCGCCAGCGGCACTATGAGCAACTCAGCGAGCTGTGGTTTGCGAAGAAGCGCGTGACCCGTGAGCGCTGTGAGAAGGCGCAGATGGGCAATCATAACCGCAAGCAGGAAGAAGACCTGACGACCAGTGCGGCGGAGCAACTGAAGGCCGAGCACGCCGAGCGGATCGAGGGCGTGCCCGTGCAGGCGAAGTTTGCGGCGATGACACCGCTGGAGCTACGCCGCCATCTGCAAGGCCTGCATGACCAGGCTGAGCGGCGTCGGCTGGGGATTTGAGATTTCAGGGTAACGAACAACCAAACAACGAAAGAAGGAACAACAATGATGAGCGACACACAACAGATGACGGTGGAAACGACCAGGGATGGATTGAAACTGCAACGGCTCTTTTCTGAGGGCATTGACTCTCTAAAAGCGGCTGGGGCACTGGTGGTGGAACTGCTGACGAGCGGGCAAAGACTGCCTGACATTTCAGCCGCCAGTGGCATCGCCGTCGATGTGCTGGGGCAACTGGAGCGAATCGGACGCCACCAGATGAACGCCTCACTGTTGCTGGCGAACTACCCAGCAGTGCCTGCGCTGCAACGTCTGAGCATGAGTGAGCAGGACCGCCTGCTGAATCAACCCGTCGAGGTGCTGATCCTGAAAGATGGCGGCACTGACAGGCTCCTGGTGGAGGCAAAGAACCTGACCCGTGAGCAGGTGTCGCAAGTGTTCGCTGGCGGCAGCGTGCGTGATCTGGCCCAGCAGCGCGCCTGGCTGGAGTCCCGCGCGCAGAAGCTGGTGCCGCCGCAGATGTCAGAGCTGCCCTACACGATCACGCGCCGCCACACGGTGGTGTTCAAGGCCTGCGTGGAAATGACCGCCAAGGAACTGATCAGAATCGCTCAAGCCCTGCAAGACTAACGATGAATACGCCACAAAAACCCGTGAGAGATCGCAAGGCCTACTTGCGCCAGTGGTATCTTAACAACCGTGAAAAAGAGATCGCAGCGGCATGTCTGCGCAAGCGGGAAAAGCTCGCGACCATGTCGGACCTTGAGTATGCGCTCTATTCTCAAGGCCGGAAAAAAGAAGGCCGCATCACACGCCTGCGCCGTGATGTAAAACGTGCATGTGATACTGAAACCGATCAGGCCTATCGCGCACGCAAGGCAATGCAGTCGAAGGTCTGGCGCGAAAGGCTGAAAGCTGACCCGGTTAGAAGTGAACAGCAACGATTGAAGAAGCAGCAGCGGATGCAGCGACTTCGGGCTGGCTTGGCTGGTGAAGCGAGTCAGAAGACAACCGTCTTTAAGATTAAGGCAGTGACGGGCAGGAAGACACCCAAAGGACCATCAATGCCTGCGGGATTCAAAGCAGCGCAGAAGTTCGCCCAGCTTTTCTGCGGTGGGCTGCACGCAGTCGGTGCGGCCTAACGATTTCAACAACAACAAAGCAAAGAACGAACAATGAGCAAAGAGACACATACGATGACGGGGCCGGTGATGCATTCACTGAGCCGGGTGATGGAGTGGGAACTGAACCCGAGGCACAGTGGCGAGGGCTACTTACAGATCTCGGCGATGATGGACTCGCTGACGACGGATGGGCTGCAGGATGCGATCCATGTGTGGGCGAAGCCCGATGGTGACTATCTGCTCAAGGGCCACCGCCGGTGGTCGGCGATGCAGCGGCTGGGCTGGGCGGAGTGCATGACTGTGGTGCATGATTTTGAGCATGAGGCGGATGCTTTCCGCTACTTGCTGCAGGATCACGGACACACGGTGGCGCTAAATGCGGAGGAGAAGATCACGGCGATCGAGAACGGCGTGAAGCTGGGGATGTCGGTGAACGAGCTGGCCCCGGCGATGGGTGTGTCAGTGGAGCGGGCGCAGCTTTGGTTTGACCTGGGCGAGGGGCTGAATCACTCGGCCAGGCTGGCTCTGGCGGATGGTCGGCTGAGTGTGAATGTGGCGGAGGTGCTGCTGTGTGTGGAGGATAAGAAGCAGCGCGGTGAGGCGGTGCAGCTGGTGCTGCATGACATGCTGGGCGAACCGCTGGCATTTAAGGCGGCGAAGGATCTGATCGAGGCGCAGTTTATCCTGCCCGCAAAGTATCGCCGTGAGTGGCTGCTGCGTCAGGTGACGCTGAAGAAGCGCTTCAAGGTGATCGATGGCTACAGCTATGTGGACTACGATCAAACGAGCAGTTATGTGCAGGGTCTGAGTGGTCAGCCGTGGCCGGAGTATCAGTATGGCGACGGGCTGATCCCGCGTGAGGTGAATGGTGAGCGCTGGCAGGAGCGGGCGCTGCGTCTGGGCGTGCCGGTGTATGTGGTGCCTGCGCCGCTGCACAAGGACGACTATGTGCTTTTGGTTAGCGAGAAGATGCTGCGGGCTGCGGTGGAGGTGAAGCCTGATGAGGCACCGGCGCCAACGGCTGGCGCTAGCCGTGAGACGAGCACGGATGCGGAGGATGTGGACGCTGCGCTGGGGTCGGCAGCGGATGATGAGGCTGGCTTTGTAATGGCCGCCGATGACGAAGCTCTTGCGCGTAGTTTGAAGACCTTTCTGGGGGCGATTTATGAGCACCTGTGCGTGAAGCCGACGGATGTGATGACCTCACCGCCATGGGAGCTGCTGCATGACTACCTGACGCACCTGGTCACGGATGTGGATGCGGGGGCTGTGGAGGCCTGGCTGGGGATCAATAACGCAGATGATCTCCGCGCCTGGATGGCGAAGGATGTGAGACAGCGCGCGCCGCTGCGACTGGCGCTGATGCTGCTGCTGTGCGCGGAGTCGGACGGGAGCAGTGCGCCTGAGTATAACATCAAGCGCATGGCCCAGACTCTGGGGCTGAATGTGGAAGCTCTAAACGCCCGCGCTGCCTAACCATTATGGAGACTGGACCTGACATCGTGATCACGATCCGTGGCGTGCCTGGCAGTGGTAAGAGCTGCCTGATGGGTGAGATCGCCGAGATGGTGGCCTTTCTGGGCAGCGAGGTGCGCTGCTTCCAGTTAGGCCGTTATGGTGAGCGCCGCTGCGCTCCGCCTGCATGGGGTCACTTTGAGCAACTGCGCCGAGTGAAGATCGTGGAGGTGGAGGTGTGAGCTGACATGCGCGACTTTGACGACATCAAGACGGAGGTGCTGAACCGGCTGGACATGCAGACGGTGGCGTCAATGTGCGGGGTGGTGATGAAGAAGGCTGGGGCTGGGCTTTGGGTGGCGCCGTGCCCGTTCCATGCGGAGAAGTCGGGCTCGTTTAATATCGGCGGCAAGAAGGGATTTGAACATCGTGCGCACTGCTATGGATGCGGGTGGGATGGTGACATCTTCGCCTTCTGGATGGGTGTGAAGGGCTGCGACTTTAAGCAGGCGCTGACTGACATGGCGGGTGTGGCCGGGGTGCCGATGGGGGCGGATGGGGGCTGGACTCGGGCTGAGGTGCCGCGTGTGCGGGCTCTGGAAAAGCGGCCTGGGTGTGAGGATGATGCTCACGCGATGCCGTCACTGCCGCCACTGAGACATCTGCGCCGATCTGAATGTGAGGAGATCGCGCGGCACCGGGGTCTGGAGCCGGAGGCGGTGTGGCTGTGTGCGCGCCGCTTTGGTCGCATGGCTTTCTCGATGTGGCCGCTGTATGAGCGGGCAGGGGAGTGGATGCCACGGACCTGCGGTGCGCTGCCGAGCTGGTGCGCGATCGATGTGACGCGGAAGGTGGCGGAATTTCGGCGACTGGATAACGAGAAGTATGTGCGCCAAGATGGGGGCACGATCAAGAGCTGGAGCACGTGCGGGAAGAACTGGCCTGTGGGTGCGGCTGACATGGCTGGCAGACCGGCAGTGATGCTGGTGGAGGGTGGGCCGGATATGCTGGCGGCGTATCACTTTCTGCTGCTGCATGGCCAGCTGGACCGGGTGGCGGTGGTGTGCATGCTAGGTGCTGGCAACCGGATACGATCCGAAGCGCTGCCACTTTTTGCTGGGAAGCGGGTGCGGATCATGGTGGATGCGGATGCGCTGAAGGATGATGAGACGCCGAGCAAGCGCCGCGTGCCTGGCATGGAGGCGGCTGCGCGGTGGAGTGAGCAACTGACGGAGGCGGGTGCTGCGGTGGAGACTTTCTGCGTGGGGCCGATCTATGAGGCGGCTGGCATCGCGGCCTGGGGCCGTGGTGATGTGCTGGCGGCTGCGGTGCCGGTGCTGCACGCGGGATTGACTCTGCCCTCCGGTGCGCCGGTGAAGGATGTGAATGACCTGGCGAGGTGCTCGCGGTCTGTGCTGGAAAGCGCGGATGTGCGTGAGGCTTTCAGGTCGTGGGACTTTTAGGATAACAATCAATCAACCAACTCAACCAAGTGGGAACAACTAAAACCAAGGAACCGGCGAATCCACGCCGTGGCAAGATGAAGAAGCCTGCGCCTGATGCGCCTGCGGCCTTTGAGGCTGGGGGTGCAGACAGGCCGAAGCTATTCGATGCGGAGGCGGTGAGCGAGGAGATGCGGATATTCTGGAAGTCGGGTGATGGTGACAACTTCATGATGCAGGGCGATGACCTGCGCTGGGCGCGATGGACGAAGGACTCAACGGTGGATGCGATGCGCGCGCTGCCGGGTCGGATGATCGCAATCAAGGCGCGTGAGAATGAGATGCTGAGCGAGGCGAAGCAGGTGCTGCTGCATGTGCGCAAGACGCGCGCGCTGGAGGAGGTGATCCCATCGCTGCCGGGATACAAGAGCGGCATTCATTTGTTAGACTCGGGCGAGCGTGTGCTGGTGAAGAATGCGCCGAAGCTGGTGGAGCCGGTAGCGGGTGAGTGGCCGAATATGCGGCAGGTGATCGAGGGCAGGCTGGACAGGAGACCGAGCGGTGGCATTGACCAGACGCCCTACTTCCACAGCTGGTGCAAGGTGGCGGCTGAGGCGATCAGAGGTGGGCAGCCTGGTCACTGGCGCGCTGGCCATGCGATGATCCTGACGGGGCCGCGCGGGTGTGGGAAGAACCGACTGCAGGAGCAGATCATCACGCCGCTGCTGGGTGGCTATGGTCGGTTCGCTGACCCGGCGAAGTTTCTCTTCGAGGCGGATGAGTTCAATGGGGATGTCTTTTCTGCTGAGCATCTGATGCTGTCAGAGATCCCGAGCCCATCGCAGCGGACGGTGGACCGGACGAGCCTGGCTGAGAAGATCAAGCAGGTGGTGGCGAACCCTGCGCAGCGGATGCGGCTGATGAGAACGGAGCCGTGCAGTGTGAGCCCGTTCTGGCGGCTGACGATCTCGGTGAATGATGACCCGGATAAGCTGCGCTCTTTGCCGGTGATCACGGCTGACTTTGGTGACAAGGTGCTGGTGTTTCATTGCGCGAGTGCGCCGCTGCCAGTGATCGGTGACAATACGATCGAGAATCAGCGTGAGTTCCGTGCGGTGATGGAGAAGGAGCTGCCGTGCTATCTGCACTGGCTGCTGAATGAGTGGGTGATCCCTGAGGAGCTGAAGACGTATGGAGATGGCAGCAATGCCACGCGCTTCGGATTCAGAGAATACCACGCGCCGTGCATCAAGGACGAGCTCTTCGATGACACGCCTGCGGCCCAGCTGATGAGCCTGATCGACTCGGCGACGTTCAAGCGTGGCGGTTCATTCCCGAGCGATGATGAAGAGGGTGGAAGTGTCGCAGAAGGTAAGCTTTGGGACATGGTAGGCGACAAGGCGACAGGGGCGAAGCTCTGGCACGGCAAGGCTGAGACGCTGCAGATGCTTTTGACAGGTGAGGGTGGTTACTTCTGCAACATCGCCACCATGGCTAAGAAATTATTCCAGCACAATAAGTGCAGTTCATTGTTAGGCCGTCTCTATGCAGACGAGCATTTCAGGGACATCCGGCTCTCCAAGGGAGACTGCCGCGAGTGGAAGGGCTGGCTCATCGGGCCGCCTACAGTCTGACCAGGTCGGTGCTCTCCATGACGTGAGCGCCTCGGAAAATCGGCTTGTGTGACGGGTGGTTACGCCTTGTGACCCGTCACGCCGTCACAGTGGAACGCCCAATCTATAAGCGTGGAACGTGCATGTGACGGCGTGACGGTCATTTCTATCGGGTTACCAGCCAGCAAGCGCAAAGTCTGCCAAGGTGCATCTCTCTTCTTTGTATTGGTTGGCTATAGATTAGAATTCAAAGTCACAGCCGTCACAAAGAAGCCGAAGCCCTGATCACATCGGCGTTCCACGGTGACGGCAGCGCCGTCACGCAGCCGTCACAGCCCGTCACGGGCAGGGCTTGCCTGCGAAGGTGCCCCTGCACCCCCACCGGGTAAGGAATCTTTTTCTCCAACCGCCCCCATACTCGGGTTAAAAGTCGCAAACGCTTCTTTTGTGCTGTCGCGACTTGGTGAATGCGACATCTTAGCCGCGTCAACGGTGTCGCTGGCGCGTTGACATGCCGTGTCTGGCTCAAATGCGACACCAATGAGCGGCACCAAGGACAGGGCATTCGCTGGCGTGCTGAAGGCCTACGCCAGCAGCGCGGGCATCTCCCTGCGCACAGCACAGCGCCACGCCAAAGGCCAGACCGATGACTGGCGGCGCTTCAGCCAGGCTACCATGGTCTCCGCCGTCAGCCGCTCCGCCGGTGAGCCCATGTCGCACGTCGAGGTCCAGGTGCTTGCCCACTCATCACCCCTCGCCCCACCACCGCCACCAGCGGCCCTCCAGCGCGCCGGTGATGACCTCGCCGAGCCCGAGCGCATGCTCGCCGCCGCCTGGTCACTGTGGGCCGAGCATTTCTCCATGTGGCAAAGGTGCCTCGGTGGCCATGAAAAGGGCACAGGCCGCGCCCTCCCCCGTGATGATGCCATGGCCTGCGTCCACGCATCCATGCTTATAAAGCTCCGCGCCGATTACGACAAGGCACTGCAAAAGCACACCCAATGGCAGATCGATCAGCGGCGCCTCATCCCCGCCAATGAGTTCCACGCCTTCCGCTCCGGCTTCCTCATCCCCCTGCGGAATATGCTCTCAAACATGCCCGCAGAGCAGGCCGCCCTGGTCAATCCCACCAACCAGCAGCAGGCCATCCGTGGCGCCACCGACTACCTCATCACCCGCCTCTACCCACAGATCCAGCAGTGCATCGAAGGGCTAGACCACCTCATGCCAGCCCTGCGCGCCGCATGAGTTCCCGCATCGCCACCTATCTCCGCGAGGACTTCTCCTTCTCCCAGGCGCCACCCGTCACCGACTGGTGTGAGCAAAACATCGTCCTTCCTGCAAAGATGGCCCCCGCCAGCTCCGGCCCCTTCAGCGTCCGCCGTCGGCCCTTCATGCGCTCCATCTTAGAGTGCGGCCACCCCCAGTCCGGCGTCCGTTCACTCACCCTCACCGCCGGATCACAGGTGGGAAAGACCACCTGCTGCATCCTCATCCTCGCCTATCGCATCCCGCATTCACCCATGCCCACCCTCATCCTTGGCAACTCCGAGGACTGGCTGCGCGTCGAAATGAGCGAGAAAAGGTTAGGCGCATTGATCGAAGAAAACCACGCCCTCCGAATCCACAAGCCCTTCGACCCCGCCAAGTTCCGCAAGCTCGCCATGGAGATGTCTGGTGGCTTCATCGTCTTCGAGGGCATCAACTCAGACACCTCCACCTCCGGCTCCACGCAGGGCATCGTCTATGTCTGCGAAGCAGCCAAGGTCATCCAGCACCAGCGCGATCAAGCCCCCGAAGCCCACCCCATCAAGCTCGCCTTCGAGCGCACAAAAGAATTCCGAGGCCTTGAGCTCCAGCTCATGGACTTCACCCCGAACACCCCGAACCACATCGCCTGGCAGACCTACGAGCGCGGCACACAGACCCACTTCCACGTCCCGTGCCCGCACTGCGGCCATCACTTCCCCTTCGAGTTCGAGGTCAAAAAAACCGCCTCTGATGACGAAGACCTCGAAGACATCCTCGAAGCCGAGCAGGAGCGCGCCAGCTCAGACTCCTACCGCTCGCTCATCTGGTCGCCCGATGCCCGCCGCGTCGATGGTTCATGGGATGTCGAAAAGGTGCGCGCCTCCGTGCGCTACGTCTGCCCGAAAAATGGCTGCCTCATCACCGATGAATCAAAGCCCGCCATGATCGACGCCTACCAAGAAGTGCATCATAATCTGAACGCCCCCCTCTCAGATCGCAGCTTCCGCATCCCCAGCTTCTATGCGCCGAAAGTCACCTTTGGCGACATGGCCAAAGAGTTCCTCGAAAAGGGCGACCTCATCACCACAGGGCTCCAGAATTATTATAATTCATGGTTAGCCCTGCCCTGGTCAGTCCTCGCCTATAACGTCAGCGAAAAACACATCACCGCCCTGCGCGGCGTCTATGCCCGCCGCATCCTCCCTACCCGCCCGCGCATGCTCGTCCTCACCGCCGACCCCGGAGAGAAGGCCACCCACTGGTCCGTCTGCGCCATCATGCCAGACATGAGCGTCCTGTATATAGACTGGGGCAGCCTCATCTCTGAGCGCGATCTGATCAGTGCCGCCTTCCTCTCCAGCCTCCGCTACTACATCGCAGGCACCACCGAGTTCGTCATTCCCCAGGTCGGCTACATCGACACAGGCTGGGCCACCGAGGAGTGCTACGACATCTGCGAAAAGTCCGGCGGCTTCTTCTGGCCCGTGAAAGGAAATGACGCCGCCGTCGGCACATGGAACGAAACCCGCGCCGCCTCCCGGCCTAACCTCAAGCTCTACACCTACAGCGACACCCAGCTCAAGGACGAGTTCTATGGCCGCCGCATCCAGAGGAAAAAAGGCCCCCCCATCGTCATCCCCGTCGATGCCGACTTCGACCTCATGCAAGGCCTCAGCGGGCAGCAAAAAGACCGCCAGACCGGCAAGTGGAAACGCATCGCTAACGACCACTACGGCGACTGCGGCAAATACGCCGTCCTAGCCAGCCAGATCGCCCGCGCCTCTGGCTTCCTTTGACCCCTCTGACATTTGTCATTCGTCACTCGTCATTCGTCATTTGCGGCACCGACGACGCCTCTCCCACCACCAGCACAGCCGTTCCAGCATTTTGAACAGGCACTTGTCCAAGACTCTTAGCATCAGGAAGAATAAGGGCATTGTCAGTGATAGCCAAGCCCGCATCAGGCGCAAGCGCCACAATCTCCCCCGCCCCGTCACATTCGTGCCCTGCGAGCTTTGACACACCCATCCCGCGTGATGGCCACCGTCAACATCTCCGACCTCACCAGCGACTACTTATTCGAGGCTCGGCTCCGTCACGGCACCGACCTCACCGCCCAGTCTAACTGGCTGCGTGACCTCTACCTCGAAGCCGCCGCCGACCGCAGTGGTGAAGAAGTCACCAGCCTTTCATTCGTCGGCTCCAGCCACTCAGCCCAGTTCCGCGCCTCCACACCAGAGGATCGCCGCCAGGCACTGCGCGCCGCCTTCGAGTCCGTCGAGGCCGAGGTCGCCGGAGCCGTCGCTAGCCAATTCTCCAAACCCTTCGGCTTCCGTTTTGACGGAGCCCCCGCCGCCGTTCTCGGCTGATCTCCCATGGCCAAAAAAATCGCGTCAAAAAGTAGCAGCACCGGCACCAAGCAAGCCGCAGGTCCCGTCAATGCCGCCCTGCCCACCAGCACCGGCACCTACCGCGTGCTGCCCACCTATCAGCCCTGGTCCAGCAAGCAGCTCGACACCATGTCACGCAGCCGCGACCGCGTGCAGATCAGCCGCTTCTTGCAGGAAAAGATCCCCGTCGTCAGCTACTGCATCAGCGGCCTGCCGAAGGAAGCCGTCGGCAAAGGCATCGGCCTCAAATCCCGCTCCACCAGCCCCGAGTTCAAAGCCGCAGCCACCGCCCTCTATCAGTCCTGGGCAGACTCACGCGCCGTCGATCTGCGAAAGGAAGGCAGCCTCGCCGACCTTCAGTCCCGCTGGCTCGCCGCCTGTCTTGGAGATGGCGAAATCTTCCTGCAAAAAGTCGCCGACATCAGCGACCTCGCCCTCGCCTGGTCACTCTCAGACAAAGCCCGCCGCCGCCTACAGGTCCAGACCCTCACCCGCGACCAGCTCACCAGCAACAACCTCAGCACCACCGAAGCCAAAGAAGGCCGCTGGATCGACGGCCTCCAATACAACGCCCTCGACCAGCTCATCAAGCTCCGCGTCCGTCTCGACGACTCCATCGGTTATACCACCTCCGGTAAAGTCTTCGACATCTCCGCCGCCAACGTCTTCCAGCTGAAAGTCCAAGCACGGTTTAATGAATATCATGGGTCGCCCATCATCTTCCGCAGCAACGAAGACCTGCTCGACGTGCTCGACCTCAAAGCCATCCGCAAGCACTCAGCCAAGATCCGCAGCGCCCTCCTCGGAGCCACCACCACGCGCGATGGAAAAGTGCCAAACGCCATGCAGCAAGCCATGGCCGCAGAGAAGACCGGCACCCCACTCACAGACACCGGGAAGCGCTTCATGGAGATCGCCGACGGAGCCGTCATGATTCCCCTGGCCGATGGCGAGACCATGAACTTCTTCCAGGGTGGCGAGGCCATCCCCTTCAAGACAATCTTGGAGGAACTCACCCACCCATTCGTCTTCGGCCTCGGCTACCCCATCGAATGGATCTTCGGCATGGGCAGCCTCGGCGGAACCGCCTTCCGTGGCGTCATTGAAAAGGTCAAGCGCGCCCATGAAAACCTCCGCGCCATGCTCTACCCACTTCTCCAGTGGACATGGGAATGGGTCATCGCCGATGCCATGCAGCCTGGTGGCCCGCTCTATCAGTTCGCCACTGTCGAGGACTGGAATCAAATCGACTTCGTCTGTGATCCCGACCCCTCCGTCGATCTCGGTCGTGACCACCGCGCCGACATGGAGCGCCTCCGCGCCAATGCGGAAACGATGGAAGACTTCATCGAGCGCCGCACCGGCGGCAGCGGCCTGGCCGTCCGTCAGGCCCGCATTCTGGAGAAGCTCGGTGACGTCCAGTTCGCGCTGGCCAATCGCGGCCAGATCCCCGCCAGCATCGCCACACTCCTCGCTATTGATCCCGCCCACCTTCAGGCCATGGCAGGCATGGCAGGCACACTCTCCCCCGACGACATCGCCGCCGAGCTCGCCGCCATCGACACCGCTGGCGTCGATTGACACCCGGCGGCGTTCATGCCTTCCTGGTTCACTTTCCGCGCCGCCGCCAATGACAGCCTAACCATCGACATCACCGATGAGATCGGAGCTTGGGGCGTCAGCGCCAAAGCCTTCGCCGATGCGCTCAAAGCCGCAGGCACACCCAAGACACTCGTCATCAACCTCGACAGCCCTGGTGGCGACTGCTGCGACGGCTTCACCATTTACGATGCCCTGAAAAACAGCGGCGCAGACGTCACCGTCAACATCACCGGCATGGCCGCCAGCATGGCATCCGTCATCATGCTCGCGGGCAGCACGATCAAGATCGCCGAAAACGGCCGCGTCATGATCCACCGCGTCACCGCCGGAGCCATGGGCAATGCCGACGAGCTCGACGCCGCCGCCAAGATCGCCGCGCAGTTTGAGGACCGCATTGTCGCACTCTATGTTAGCCGCACCGGGCAGAAAGAAGCCACCATCCGCGACTGGATGAAGTCCCAGCAGGGCACCTGGTTCTTTGGTCAGGACGCCATCGACGCAGGCTTCGCAGACTCCCTCATCACCGGCACCAAGGCCAAGGCCTTCAAGAACGCCTGGGCGCACATGTTCACCATGCTGCCTGCCGCTTTGTTTGACACCACCCAGCCTGAGATCGCACCAAGCTCCACTGACCCCTCCCCCATGAAAGCACTCCTCGCCCTCGCCTCCCTCGTCGGCATCACCGTCAAAGGTGATGAGACAGAAGACCAACTCGCCGACCTCGTCGCCGCCTACAAGCCCGCCGCGCCCAAGGTCGAGATGAACCTCGAAGACCCCGAAACCAAGAAGCTCTTCGACGATGCCGTCGCAGCAGGCTGCACCGCCCTCAAGGCCGAGTTCACCGCCGAGATCACCAAGCTGCAAGCCCTGGTGAAAAACGGCGCCGCAGCCTCCGCAGGTGCAGGCACCCCCATCGCCGGTGCTGCTGCTTCCGCTGAGAAAAAGACCCTCACGCACGAAGAATACCGTGCCCTCAGCTATCCCGACCGCAACGCCTTCACCCGCGCTGGCGGCAAGATTTCCGAATAAACAACCCCACCCAGTCTCTCCCCTAACATTCAAATAAAAAGAATATGGCCAACACACTCACTTCCCTCATCCCTGATTTCGTCGCCGCACTCGACGTGGTTTCCCGCGAGCTCAACGGCTTCATCCCAGCCGTCCAGCGTGACTCCCGCGCTGACCGCTGCGCGCTCAATGCCACAATGCGCAGCTTCGTGGCCCCAGCCAACACAGCCGCAGGCAATGTCACCCCAGCCATGGCCCTGCCATCCGCAGCGGACCAGACCTTCGGTAACAAGGCCTTCACCATCCAGAAAAGCCGCTTCGCGCCTTTTTCTTGGTCTGGTGAAGAGCAGAACAGTCTCGGCGCAAACTACCTGACCATGCAGCAGGACCAGATCGCCCAGGCCATTCGCGCCCTCTGCAATGAAGTCGAAGCAGACATCGCCAGCTATGCATCCCTCGGTGCTTCCCGCGCCTTTGGCACCACCGCTGGCACAGCTCCTGTCCTGGCTGACTTCGCTCAGATCAAGAAGGTGCTCGACGACAATGGCGCGCCGCAGTCCGACCGCCATTGTGTGATCGACACCACCGCAGGTGTCGCTCTACGTGGCACGTCTAACCTTTACAAGGTCAACGAGTCCGGTGATCCTAGCCTGCTCCGCCAAGGCATCCTCGGCAACCTTTACGGTATGGACATCCGTGAGTCATCCCAGATCGTCACACCGACCGCCGGTGCCATGGCCTCTGCCACTTCCTCCAGTGCCGCATTCACTCTCGGTCAGACCGTCATCCCGCTGGCAACAGCAGGCACAGGCGTGGTCGCCGCTGGTGACATCGTCACCTTCGCCAACGACACCAACAAGTATGTGGTCGCCAGCGTAGCCTTCGCCGGTGCCAACCCTGCCTCGGGTGACAGCATCACGCTCGCCGCTCCTGGATTGCGCAAGGCTCAAAGCGCCGCCACCCGCGCCATCACCGTCTTCGCCACCTCTGCCCGCAACACGGCTTTCGCCCGCAACGCCATTTTGCTTGGCACCCGCCTGCCAGCTAAGCCTGCCGAGGGTGACCTGGGCATGCATGAAACAGTGGTCGATGAGCGCACGGGTCTCGCTTTTGAGATCTCCTGCTACCCTGGCTTTCGCATGGTGACCTACCATGTCAGCCTGGCGTGGGGCGTCTTGGTGGTCAAGCCAGAGCATCTGGCCCTCATCATCGGCTAATCTCTCCCGGCAAATTTCCAGGCGTTCCTCCTGGTTAGTTGATAGCGCATGGGGCCACTGCTTTTGGTTGGGCAGTGGCCCTCCTGCGTTTTGACATAGCGCGGGAGCCATGCGCCACACACTTGAAGAAACCACCACCGACCTCGACCGCGCCAACGGTCAGCGGGTCATCCGCATCGCCTCCGCCGACGACTCCGACCGCGTCACCTGCACCTTTAGTTTTGAGGAAAACATCGCCGTCTATGACGCGCCCGTGCAGTTCGCTGCCTGCCCCGCGCCTCTGGGAAACGCCGCCCTCTCTGACCAGCTCCTCAGCCTGGTCTCCGCCCTCCGCCAGATGCATTTCCGCAGCGATCTCCGCCCATGAGTCTCACCGCCCTGCAGGCTGCCAAGGCACGCCATCACTCATCCCTCGCCGCGCATTACCCGCGCAGCGTCACCATCGGCAGCGTCACCGCCATCACCGGCGTGCAAATCGGCGGCGTCGAGCAGCGCCAGGCGGCTGATGGCCGTGGCTTCACCCCCGTCCAGATCCTCACCACCAGCATCCTGAAAAGCCTGCTGCCCACCGCTCCCGCTTCACGCTCCATGCTCCGCTGCAACGACCTCGACTGGCGCATCGACAACGTCGCCGGTCATGATGCCTGCGAAATCGCCTGGGTTATCACCGCCATCCGCTTCCCGATCGCCTAACCATGATCACTGTCACCGCTAAGCTCGCCCCGCTGCTGCGTGATCTGAAAAAGATTCCCGGGCAGTTTCAGCGGGTCGCTAAAGAGCTCGTGGACTCCGAGGCCCGTGGCTTCGTGCGTGACGCCGTGCTCGCCACCCCGCCCTTCTATGCCAAATCTGCCCCCGCGCCAGACAACCCCGGCAAGTTCGCCACCGTCACCGGCACCGAGGCCAAGAAAGCCGCCGAGGCCAAGATCGACAGTGAAGCCTCCGCCATCTTCGCAGGCGTCATTTTGAAAGGTAAGCGCACCATCACGCAGGCCTTCGGCCACCCGCTGAAAAACCCCGTCGTCGTCGCCACCAAAGAGCTGCACCCGAATGTCGAAAGCCTCTGGGCCGAGCGCGCCGCTCGCCGCTTTGCAGGTAAGCGGAAGACCATCTCACGCGGCCAGAAAGCCGCCTTCTACGTCTCCTCACCGAAGCTTATCAAAGCCATCGCCGCGCGCAAAAAGAACGTCGGCAAGCTCGCCTCCGGCTGGGCTGCTGCGGCTGATAAGCTCAATGTTAAACTGCCCGCCTGGATCAAGCGCCACGGCACCGCACGCGGCGGCGTGCAGATCCAGCTCGGCAGTCTCAGTTACTCCATCCGCATCCAGAATGATGTGCCTTATGGTGATGCCCTGCAGCTCCAGTCCATCGCCGACCGCACCGCACGGGCTCGTGAGAGAAAGCTCGCTGCTCGCCTGCCCTTCGTCATTCGCGGAGCCATCAAGCGTGCCAACCGTGAAGCCCTCCGCGCCGCATAAAATTCCATGACCCTCACCACCCAGCTCGCCACCATTATCCAAGGCTACCTCGGCACCGCTGCCGCCACTGCAGCAGGCGTCCCCGCCTGGCCGATCACCCGCCAGGATGATGGCACAACCCTCATCACCCCTGGCATCGTCGTGCGCGCTGACGAGCGCACTGGCTCACGCCTCCGCACATGCATCATCATCGTCAGCGTCAATGTCGCGCCCGAGCCCGCCGCCACCGCCGCGCAGCTCGCCGCCGACTCCGCGCTGAAGGCCATCAACAGCCTGCTCGCTGATGAGCCCGCCCTCTACGATTACATCGCCACCGCCGCCATCACCCTGCGCACCGGCTGGACTCTGCACTTCATCGCTCACCCCACGCCGGATGATGTGAAACGTGACGAGCAGGCCGCCACCAGCACCCTCTTCGCCGCGCTGCAGGTCGGCGTGCAAGTGCTCGCGCTTTGACATCCACCACTCATCACCGCCCCATGAAAAACATCCTCGCCTTCCTCTTCATCTTCGTCGCTTGCATCTCCGGCTTCGCCGCTGATTTGAGCATCACCGCCGCCAACTTTGTCCCCAGCACAAAGGCTAAATACCTCACTGGCATCGCCGGTGCCACGATCACCGCAGGTCAGGTCGTCGTCACATCCGCCAGCACGGGCAAATATGTGCTCGCTGATGCGGACGACTCCACTCTCATCGGCATCGTCGGTGTCGCCGCCCATAACGCAAGCTCCGGCCAGCCGCTCAATGTCGTCACTGAAGATCCCGATCTGACTCTCGGCGCCACACTCAGCATGACCGCCCCCGTCTATGTCCTCAGCGGCACCGCTGGCGGCATCGCCCCGAGTGCAGACATCAGCGTCGGTGAGTATCCCCTCCTGATCCTCGTGGCCAAGTCCACCACCAAGTGCGTGCTCAAGCCTCGCGTCCTGCACGGCACGGCCGCTGCTCAGTAATCCTTTCAGTTAGACCACCCCCACGCCACTTCTCTCTCATGCCCCTTGAACCCCTCATCGAACACGGCGTCAAGCCCAGCTACGGACTCAAGGACGAGACCGGGCTCATGGTCACCGATGTCAGCCTGAAACCCATGCGCGACCAAGTCACCCACAAAGGTGATCAGCGCGCCGTCGAATATGAGCGCTGGGAAGATCCCCGCCTTGAAGGTGAAATCAAAGGCCGCCCCTCACGCAATGCCCTTGGGCAGGCGCACGGCCTTGGGAACATCCACCCAGGCACCGCCACCACTCTGCTCAATGTGGCAGATGGCGATGACATCCACGGCTTCGAGATCGACTCCGACAATGTCACCATTGTCGGCAACCCGACCCGTGACCATGCGGATGGAGAAGGCACCACGATCAGCGTGCCCTTCACTTATCGCCCGTTCATCGCGGTCGCGTAATCGGTTAGACTTAGCCGGTGCAGCGGCTCAGTCGGGACTCTCCCGGCACTGCACTCAGTCCTCATCCATCCTTGCCCATGCAAGCCTTTACCTGGTCCACCGCGTCCACCCCGCTCGCCGCTGCCTTCGCCGCCTGCGGCTTCATCGTCCGCTCCCAGCAGACCGAGATCATCGAGCTGCGCCAAGCCCTGAAGCAGCGCTTCAGCATCAGCCCCACCTCGCAGTGGTCACAGTTAGACCGCGATGGCCTGCGCAACGCCTACGGCACAGGCAGCTTGCTCGCCAGTGACCCGCTGCACCCCTTCCTGCAGGCCCTGCGCGCCGCGCATAACTACAGCGCCCTGCTCAAGTTTCAGGCCACCGGAGACAAGCTCTGCCTCGTCTCCTGCGCCCTCGGTGCCTGGCAGTATGAGCCCGGCACCGAGCCCAGCACACTCTCACTCCAGCGCGGCCCCCGCACCACCGACCTGCCACTCGCCGCCGCGCTCGGCGTCATCGGCATCCCCGTCATCGACATGCAGGGTGAGCAGGGCCGCCGCTTCTACTGCCTGCCAGCCCATGGCATGCGTGCCGCTCCCGAGTGGCAGACCCTCGATCTCATCCGCCGCGCCGTGCCTGGTCAGACCGCCCTGGTGCTAGAGACCACCCAGCCGCAGCACCCGCTCTGCTCCGCCTACCAGGGCGCCTACAGTTATGCTTGCCTGCTCGCCCACTGCAAAAAGCAGGCCCGTGAAGTCCTGCTCAAATCCCCTCACAGCAACCGCCGCGCCTTGCTCCCTGAGAACCCCAGCGGCCACCTGCTCGATCAGGTCCGCAGCCACTTCCGCATCGCCTAACAATCAACAGCCAGCCTAACATGAACACCGAAGCCACCTTTGAAGACGACGTCATCGATCAGCAGCTCGCCGACGCCGCAGCCGCCGAGCGCCAGACCGCCGTCCTCACCACCCACGCCTGGCAGGGCACGCCGCTGCAGCCCTTCAGCATCCGCCGTGAGACCCTCTACTTCCGCCTCCGCGCCCTCAATGACTCCCTGCCCATCCATCTGGTTAGAAAGCACCCCGAGTCCTTTTTGCAGGAGGCCATCATCCTGCTCTGGCTCTGCCTGCACACGCCGGAGGATTGGAACCCCATGCGCGGGAATGCCGCCCTGCTTATGGATCAGATCGAGCAATGGGCTGATGAGCAGCTGACCCGCGCCGACCAGATGCCCGCCATCGAGATCGCCCTGCAGATCCTCAGCACCGCCGACTCCACACGCGCCATCTCCCGACCCTCCGACCTAAAGGGGGACGACCTGGGAAACTAGCCCTGCCCTCGACTGAGGCATCCTATGTGGTGCTCCTATCGAGGGCCGCCCCCGGCCTTTTTAATTATGATCAGATCCTCCATCATGTCCCCCTCGCCACCGGCCGCGAGCTCATCCACGCAGGCCGCACCGCCGATGGCGAGCCCCTCATCTGGCCAGACCCAGCCCTCAGCAAGCGCGGCCGCTGGTGGTCCCGCATCACCGATTTCTTCAAGTCGAGAAGAGGGTAGATGGAACGTCGAGTTATGCTCTTTGAAATCTCCGAAAACACGAAAAATGAACATATACACCAACAACCAATTCTCAGGCTTCTACCCAGTGGGAACCGCCGCTGTCATCGTGGCTCCCACGGCGGACATCGCAACGGCTATCCTCAACGCAAAACTGGAAGCGCACGGACTGCCTGCCGACGCGGAGGAAATCGACATGGAGCTTATCACCACCGACGAGGAGGGCGTGAGAATCTTATGCGACGGCAACTATTGATTCAGCATAACGACCAAGCTCTGCCGCAGGGTGGGGCGAAGAAAGGCAACGATGAACACTGAGACTCAATCGCCCCACCCTGTTGGCAGCAGCACGTGGTTAGCCAGCCCGCATCGCGTGCAACTCTCGCGGAAAGCTGGCGCGAAACTGCCGCCGAATACCGTGGTCGTCTCGCAACCATCGAAGTGGGGAAACCCATTCAAGGTCACGCCGGAGCGGTCACAAACCCTCGCGGTCGGCGCGTTCAGAACGTGGCTCACGGTCGAAGGCGTGACGGCTGGAATCGCAGACCGAAAACAGTGGATGCTCGACAACCTCAAAGAACTGCGCGGCAAGAATCTCGCGTGCTGGTGCAAGCCGGGAACGGCCTGCCACGCGGACGTGCTGCTCAGGCTGGCTAACAGTGATTATCCAGAACAACTTTCCATATAGTCACCTCAAGACCGGGAAGCATCTGCTCCCTCTTTGACACACCGCCCGTGAGGAACCCCCTCCTCATCCATGTCGGCCATCATTGAATTCGGCTTTAATGCCAGCGCGGTCGATCGCGGTCTCACTCAGCTCGAAACCAAGCTCAGTGGCTTCGGAGCCAAGGCCGCAAAGGCCATGCCTAACCTCAGCGGCATGCTCGGCCTCGGCGCTCTCGGTGGCGCCATTAAAGGCACCTTGGGTCACTTTGACGACCTCGCCGACACGGCTCTTAAGCTCGGTGAAAGCACCGACACAATCCAGCGCGTCACCTTTGCCGCTGAGCAGGCTGGCACCAGCATGGACTCCGTCGCTGGCTCGGCCCTGAAGCTGGAAAAAGCCCTGGGCGATGTCGAGAACACCAAGGCCGCCGAGGCTCTCGCCCATTTCGGTCTAACCGCCGAGTCACTCGCGGCCATGCCGCTCGATGAAAAGCTCGTGGCCCTCAGCGGTGCGTTTAGCCAGGCACGCCAGTCCGGCACCGGCTACAACGACATCCTCGACCTCATGGGCAAGTCCGCAGGCGATTTGATCCCACTTTTCGCCGCAGGCAAAGAAGGCCTCGAAGGCATGTTTGCCAATGCGCCCGTGGTGGCAGATTCAGCCGTTCAAAGCATGGCCGCGCTCAATGATAAGGTCGATGGATTCATCTCGCGCACCAAGGCCGGAGTCGGTGCCCTGATCGGTCTCGGTCAGGGTGTCGGGGCCATGCTCGGCGGTGCCTCATTCGCCGATGCTTTTAGCACCCCCGACGGTGCAGATGCCGCTGCTGTCCAAAGTGAAAAAGACCGCGCCGGTGCCGCCTCCGCGCAGGAGGCCAACCGAGTCGCCGCCGCCGCCTCTGCGCAGGAAAAAGAAGACGCCAAGACCAGCGCCGCCGCCGCCAAAGAAAAAGAGACCGCCCTGGGCCGCGTCAAAACCATCCAGGAAGCCATCACCCAGCAGGCACTCTCTCGCCTGGCCCCCGAGCAAAAGCTCGCCGCCATCACCGAGATGCAGAAGCAGAAGATCGACGAGATGCGCGCCTCTGGTGGCCAGTTCTTTGATGCCACCGTGCAGGGCATGGAGGCCTTCGCCGCTGCCCAGCTCAAAGCAGGCACCGGCAGTGTCGACAAGACTTTCGAGCGACTCCAGCAGATCCTCGCCATGCAGGAGCAGCTCAATGCCATCTCCGGTGGCATGCGTGAAAAAGACGCAGGCAACAGCGAGGCCGAAGCCAAGGCCAAAGCCGCCGAGAAAGAAGCCTGGTGGGAGCAGACCATAACCATGGAAAAAGAGAAGCAGGAGCAGCTCGCAGCCTCACGCGATCTCGCCGGTGAGATGGCCCTGCTGGCGGCCAAAGCCAATGGCCAGACCAATCTCGTGAAAGCTCTCGAAAGGGAGGAAGCCATTCGCCAGCGCACCGCCCAGATCATGGCGCAGACCGGGCTCGGCAAGGACCAAGCCACCGCCGCTGCCACTAAAATGCAATCCCTGCAGGAGAAGGCCGACCAACGCGGACAGACCACCCCTGGCGACACAGCAAAGCCCGAAGGTGAGTCCAAGATCATGGGCTTCAGCCGCGCCCGTCAGGGTGGCGCCTTTCAGCGCCAGGAGCACCTCTACGGAGCCGATCCAAACCGTGGCGCAGGTAATCCCCTCGCCGCCCGTGCCGCCGCAGCCAGTGCTGACAAGCCTGGGGCCAGTGGTGACACCACCACCCAGCAGACCGCTTTGCAGGTCATCCAGCAGATCCTCACCACCCTCACCGGTGCCGCCTAACTATGAGCGTTCCTTATTACATCGAGCACGGAAACGCCCGCTACCTTGAACTCCCCACCCTGGAGGTCACTAAACGCAGCCGCGCGCTCGACTCACTCCGCCGCACCATCCGCACCGATGCAGAGGACACCTTCCGCGATGGCGGCGCCCTGCCCGCCTTCCCGCACATGCGCATTAAAGAATGCGTGAGCAAGAAAGACGGCCCCGGCTGGCTGCACGACATCACCGCCGAAGGCCTGCGCAGCGGCCGCGACAAGCTCGAAAGCTCCAGCCTCACCTCTCCCGCCGAAGGCTGGGACGAAGGCCCGCAGGTCTGGCTCACCTCCGACCCAGACGCCTATACCATCGGCAGTGTCCACCCCACGCAGCCCAATCTCTGGTTAGTCTCACTCGACACCAAGGAAGACCTCAACGGCCACATCTGGCGCGTCACCTGCACCTATCGCGGCATCATTCTCGACGGCTCCGGCAACCCAAAGCCAGCCACTTGGAAAGTCACCGTCAACGGCCAGAACATCAGCACCACCGGCGGCGTCACACTCGGCTCCGTCACCCCTCAAACTTTCACCGATGAAGATGGCAATTGGAATGGCTGGGCAACTAGCCGCAAGGGCTCCTTCGATGTCAGCAAGGTCAACCTGGTCAAGACCGAGCTCAGCACCACTGCTCCACGCACTGACCGCGTCGGGCTGACTCTCACGCCTGAATACATCCCGGCAATTTACAACATTTTTGACGACACCCGCTGGTTCGCCTCTGGCTTCACCTACAACTACCCGGCGGGGTGGAAGCTCAGCGGTGTGCAGTCCGAGCGCGTGCTCGATAAAGAGCTCTATCTCTACACCTACACCTACGAATACAACCCGATCTTCATCCCGACCCTCTAACCCATGGCCGCGCGCAAGACCCAGCCTTTTGAATGGACCGCCAGCACTGGCCTGCTGATGCAGTCCATGCTGCGCGAATACATGCGCTGGCTCTTCCCCCAGCTCGGTGCCGCCTACATCCCGCCGCAGGGCGTGCGTGACTTCACGTTAGGCGAGCAAAGCCCCAACGAGGGCAAACAACCCCAGCCCTTCCGCCCCGCCCGCGCCGCCGGGCTCGTGCTGCGCCCCGACCTGCACGCCTTCAAGGATCACGTCTTCGAGGCTCTCGGCACCGAGGCCGTGCAGAACCCCTACCCGCTCAGCCTGCCCATCGTGCTCGTCTTCGTCTCCGACCTGAAGGCCCTGCACGAGCACATCCTTTTCCTCATCGGTAAAAAACGACAAGCAGACTCTAACGCCTAACCGCTGATTTCGTCATTTGTCATTCCCCTCTTTCCTCTCATGCAACTCATCCTCGATCGCGCCACATCCCAGCTCATCACCAGCCCCGGCTACACGCAGCCCATCACCACTCTGCGCCAGACTTACGGTGAAGGCTCACGCATTGAAATCTACGACACGCGCGATGGCGCACCCGTGACCCCGACCGGCCTTGAGGAATTCGCTTTTGTAATCAAGGCCAAGGGCAAGTATGCCGCAGCCGCCCCCATCCTCGCCGGTGCTCCAGCCTTTACCTGGGCCTCGGACATCAGCCGCTGGGTCGCCGATATTGACTACAACGTCGCTGCCCTCACGGCCCAGCTTTACACCACCACCACCAGCACCGACGAGCAGAAATACTTGGAGCTCTCCGCCCAACTCATCTGGCGCACCACCAGCACCGCAGGCCAGCAGCGCAGCCAGGTCATCGAGTCGTTCTTCGTGGACAATACCATCTGGAAGGGCAGCGAGACCTTCCCGACCACCGGCACGCCACTGGAGGCCTCCAGCACTGCCCCCGGCATCCCGTCCGCCACCGTCCTCACCGCTGATGTCACAAACAACAACGGCACCGCCAACACCATTGCCAACATCACCGGACTGTCTGCCGCTGTGCAATATAGCCAGTTCTATCACTTCCGCGCCGTCATCCCCTACACCTCCGCAGCCACCGCCACGGGTGCGCGCTTCAGCATCACCGGCCCCGCCTCACCGACCTACCTGGCCTACCGATCCAGCTACCCGCTGACCGCCACCACGCAGACGCTTAATGAAGGTTTAACCGCCTACGACACGCCCTCCGCGTGCAACCTGAACACCCTTACCACCGGCAACATCGCCATTGTCGAGGGCATCATCAAACCCAGCGCCTCTGGCACTCTGCAGGTGCGCTTCGCATCAGAGATCTCCGGCTCGGCCATCGTCGCCAAGGCCGGTGCAGCCCTCTACCTCACCCGTCTCAGCTAACCAATACCATGCAGACACAAATCATCTACATCGACCAGGATACCGGCACCGTCTCCGCCCAATGCACCGCGCAGGTCGATCCTGCCTTGTTCGCGGTGCTCGGCACCACGCTCGGCCTTGCCATCGCCTTCACCAGCTCCGGCACGCCTGGCGCCATCACCAGCTACACGGCCTCAAGCCTGCGCCTTTCCATGAAGCCCCTGGATCAGCCCGACGCCACTGTCGGCCTGCTCCCCGACGGCACCTGGGGCAGCACCGGCAGCGGCGCCACCACCCGCTACACCTGGAGCGCCCTGGCTAACTCCGTGCAGCTCCAAGCACTGATCGGCAGTGAGGTCTCTGCCCGCTACCAGGCCCAGATCGAGTGGAGCATTTCCACCGACTCCAACCGCCGCAAGTCCCTGCCTTTTGAGATCCTCATCATCAACTCCCCCGCCCGAACTGATGACGCAGCGCCCGACCTCAGCTCACCCGATGCCTGGGAGTGGCTCAAGGCTCGGCTCGTCTCTGGCAGTCGCGTGATCGTGACCAAAAACGACGGCTCACTCACCGCCACTTTCGACTACACGCCCGCCACCGTTACCGGCTGGGCTGCATGGACCGGCACCGACGACAAGGGCGCCTATGCCACCTACACCTGCCCCGCCTTCACCGACCCGCCAACGGTGGGTGAGGTGACCGCCCTCGGCCAGGCCGTCCAGAACCTCAGCCGCGCTCATAAGGCCCTGCTGGTCGATCTCTTCCAAAGTAAATTCCCGAGCCCGTAAACATTCGTTATCCGCTCAAAGTTTGACATCCTCGCCCCCGCGTGGATGCCACTCTTTTTGTCAATTTGACCCAACGCGCGGCCCGCACCGCCATCTCTGGCGTGCAGGTGCCTGTGCTGCTCGCGCGCCTGCAGACGCAGCTCGTCGTCACCGTTTACTTCTTCGCCGAGGGCTCTCCCGCCGCCCTGCTCACTGGCTCGCCCACCTTTCGCTTCGCGCTAAAGTCAGCCGCCACCGGCACCAGCCTGGCATTCAGCTCGACCGCCACCGCGACCGCCACCGGCTACAAATTCACGATCGACTCGCTCGACAGCGCCGCGCTCCGCACCGCCATCGGTGACCAGCCCGAGCTCGACTGCACCGCCGAGCTTGAGTGGACCCGCAGCGCCGTCGTCGAGCGCGTCTCATTCCCGTGCGCCGTCGGCCAGGCCTACATCCGCAGCACCGATGCCGCCCCAGATCCCAATGACGATGCCACCGATGCCTGGCTAGCCTCAAAGCTCGCCGCAGGCAGCAACATCACCCTCACCGTCCACCCCACCACCGGCGTCATCACCATCGCCAGCACCGGCGGCGCAGGCAGCGGTGACGCACTCGTCGCCAACAACCTCGACCAGTTCGCCAGCGTCACTCAGACGGCGGGCCAAACGCTCGCCATCACCTCCAGCACGACCTTGGCAGGTGGCACGCACAGCGGCACCAACACAGGCGACCAATCGCTCGCAGCTTACCTGACCTCAACGTTAGCATCGACGACCTACCAACCACTCGACGCAGATTTGACGCGGCTCGCCACACTCAGCACATCGAGCATGACTGGCGGCTCTTTTGCCATGTCGCCGACCAGCCAGTTGTTTTTACTCGCGGGTAATTCGATGTTCGACGGAGACGCGACGACAGCGCCGGGCGGACCGCCAGGGACGATCTCCATGCACGGCGGGGACGGCTTTACAAACGCTGGTGTGGCTTGGGCTGGCGGCAATAGTGGCAACATCCTCATGGCGGGCACACATGCCACCTCGGGCAATGCAGGAGCCAACGGCGGCAGCCTTTACACTAGCGGCTCCGGGGTTTTCTCGGGCGGCTCGCTCATTCTCAATTCAGATGGCTCAATCGCCGCTGGGGACATCAACACACAATCCGGGGGCAGCCTCACAATGGGCACCGCTAACATCGCAGGCGGCAACATTGCAGGCACGCTCCTCACCACCGCAGGCAGCGCGGCCAGCCTAACCGACTTTCCAACGCTAAACCAAAACACCACCGGCAGCGCGGCGACACTGACCACAGCCAGGACCATCAACGGCACCTCGTTCAACGGCTCGGCCAACATCACGGTTACAGCAGCAGGCTCAACACTTTCCGACACCGTGCCTGCCACAAAAGGCGGCACAGGTCTAACCGCCATCGGCACCGCGCTGCAAGTCCTCCGCACCAATGCAGGAGCCACCGCGCTAGAGTTTGCCACACTTGCAGACGCGACTAAGCTCCCACTCGCTGGCGGCACTCTCACGGGTGCTCTAATCAACAGCACAAACGGCGCTGCATCCGCTCCAGTCGTAAGCCTAACAGGCACGACCTTCACAGGTGGAACCGCAACCACAACAAAGCCAACTTTGGTTGTTGAGCCTTCGGGCACGACATCGACGGGATGGTCAACAAGTGGAACTTTGATTGGTGCAAATGCGGCAACTGGATTTGCTGGACGCTTGCTTGATTTGCAAGTGGCTGGATCGTCTAAGTTTTCAGTCTCTTCAGCGGGAGCTGTAACTAGTTCTGGCGATTTCATTATTACTGGCACTCTTTTAGCCTACAGTAATTCAGCTTACATGGGATCATTTGGATTAGCTATTAGTTCAAATTCTTTATTAGCTTTTGGCAGCACAACCAATGCCAGTGGAGCGTGTGATGCTTTTCTCTCTAGATCAGCCGCAGCATCTCTACAGCTTGGAGCTTCCGCAGCTTCTGGATGGATAAGCCAAACACTTGCAGCAGGCGGTGGCCGTGTTGGAACGGACACAAATAATAGTCCAACCAATACACTTACGATTGCAGGATCAAGAAGCACTGGAACAGGCACTGGAGGTGATCTTCGACTTGGCGTTTACGGAACCAATGGCACAAGCGGAACCGCTATTGGAACGCTCAACACGGTGCTTACCGTCGTAGCTGCTCGCAAGGTGATCAACATTGCAGGCATCCCAACTTCATCTGCAGGTCTTTCCTCTGGAGACGTTTACAGCAACGCAGGAATCTTGACCATTGTCGCTTAATCCCATGAATATCTCAATTACACTTACACTTGACCAAGAACAATCTGACGCTTTGCAGGATCGCGTCAATCTTTACAACGCAGGCTCTGGCTTAACGGCTATCACCGTTTCTGAGTTTCTTAAATTGGTGCAGCTTGAATCTTACATTCAGACTTTGGTTGACCAACGCTACGCCGCCGCCGTGCAACGCATTGGCACTACTGCCGCATCTTTGCCATACGCTGAACGCCAAGCTCTCATTGCTCAAATCGAAGCTCAACTTCCATGAATCCATCCGACATCCGCAACGAAATCTTGAAGCTCTGCGAAGCATTCGGCGCTGCCGCTCAGACTGGCAATAAGATCGTGATTGAAGCCACTGGCGAAGTAGTGAAGGCGAAAGTGCTGGAACTCATCCCTGACGATAGCTCTGTTTGTGAACCTAACTAAATGAATGACCACACCACGCCCTTTGTCGGCTCCGTCGTAGCTCTCATCAGCTCGCTCGCCACCCATGCTGACATGGAAGCCTGGCTGACACTCCTCTCGCTCGCCGTCGGCACCCTGGCGGGCATTCTCGGCTGCATCTCGGCCATCCGTAACCTCCGCCGGTGAGCCGGATGTTTTGACACAGGTCGCAAATTACCAAGTCCCAAGTCTAACTATGAACGACCTCCTGCCCATCCTCCTCTCCACTGACTGGCTCGGTCTGCTCGGTGCCATCACCGGCGTCTGCACCGCCCTGGTCGCCCTGTTCGCCTTCATCCCGGGTGACCAGCCCGAAAAGGCCATCGCAAGCCTCGCCACCCTGCTCGCCAAGTTCTCCCGCAAGTGAAACCGCTGAGCCTGATCGGTGCGGCCATCGTGGCCTTCACCGAGTGGTGCCGCAGCGCCGCCATCCGCGAGCGCCGCGAACTCCGCCACGAAGCCCGCACCCTGCGCCATGAAATCCTCGCCGCTGCTGATTCTGGTAATGCTCGCCTGCTCGCCGAGTTGCAAGACGCACTCGCCGACAACAGCCGAGATCGTGCGTCTCTACTCACTGCCGCCTGTCCTCCGAGTCAGTAAGGGCACCGAGATCCCCACCGCCGATGGCCTCGTCATCGTCCCCGCCGATACCTTCCTGCATTCCCACGGCGCCTTCATGGAGCAGGTCCAGCACAGCACCCGGCCATGACCATCCTCACTGTTATTCTCGGCAGCCTCTTCGCCTTCATCGCCATCGTCTCGCTCGGCCTCATCGCCCTCTTCTTTTGCGCCGACCGCATCGCCGACCGTGAGGACAAAGCTCGGCGCGATGACTACTCCTAGCCGCCACCCGCCATGAAACTCCCCCTCTCACTCGTCCAGATCGCCACCGCCGAAATCGGCACCGAGGAGGTCGATGGCACGAACTGCGGCCCCCGCGTGAATGAATACAAACGCGCCACCAACCTGCCCGCCACCGAGCCCTGGCCATGGTGTGCCGCCTTCATCTGCTGGTGCGTGCGCGGTGCCCTCCGCCTAACCAAGACCGCCGAAACCGACACCTTTAAGCGACCCACCACCGCCGGTGCCTGGGACTTCGCCAACTGGAGCAAGCGCCAAGACGCCAGCACTCAGACTCGCAGCAACTTTGGCACCGACATCCAGCCCGGGGACATCGTCATCTTCAAATTCTCGCACATCGGTCTCGCCACCAGCGCCCCCAACGAGTCTGGCTTTATTTCCACCGTCGAGGGCAACACTGATGGCGAAGGCTCACGCGAAGGCGGTGCCGTGCTCAAAAAGACCCGCCACCTCTCCAAGATCAAGACCCGCATCCGATTCACGGTTTAAGCGCCCAGAACTTTGCAGCCTCCGCCTTCGACTTCAGTGCGCGGTAGTGCTGGTGCAGCATCCGCGCCGACTCGTGGCCCATCTGCACTTGCAGCTTTGCCTCATCCTGGTGCGCCGCATAGTGCATGGAAGCGAACGTGTGTCGCAACGCATTGTTAGGCCACAGCGCCAGCCCAGCCTTCGGCCAAAACTCCGGCCACAACTCCTTCAAGTTCGCCGGGGCCACCCGATCCGTCTTGCCTTTCGCCTCATCCCCCGCCGCCGCAAGCCAGGCCAAGGCATTCGGCGTCAGATCCACCACCCGCCGTGTCCGCGTCTTGCTCAGCCGCGCCCCCACGATAACTGTGCCCTCCTCCACATTGATCGCATCCCACGTCAGTCGCTCGATCTCCGCCCTGCGCAGCCCACCGAACAACCCCAGCACCACATAGCCCATCATCCTCGGCTGCTGCACCGCCGCCCGCAGCAGTCGCTCCGCCTGGGCCACCGTCAGCGTGCCGATCTCGTCCACCACCGCCGTCTTGCTGGCGATCCCCGCCGAAGCATCATTCACCAGGTGCCCCTGATCCTTCGCCCAGCTCATCAGCGTCCGCGCATGACCCAGCGCCCCATTCCGCGTCCGCGCCTCCCAGCCCTGCGCACCCAGCCACGCCTCGATCTCCGCCCGCGTCACCTCATGCGCCATCCGCCGAGGATACATCCGCGCCAGGCCCCGCAGCGTGCCGCGATACGTCTGCAGCGTGCGCACCGCCACCCCGGCCTCATTCTTCGCCCACAGGAACGCCTCCACCAGCTCCGTCAGCTGCACCGGCTTCAGCAGCCGAGCCCCGTGTGATAAATAAAAGCTCACCGCATCAGACAGCGTGCAACCCGCCCCCGCGCACCTGGCGCGCAGCGACATAAACTCCGCCATATCCACCGGCGAAGCCGCCAGCCCGCTTTCCCCCATGCGTTTCTTCGTTCCTTTCGCCCGAGCCAGTGCCTGCTCAGCATCTTGGAGTGAGTTAAATGACTTCTGCAACCTCCTGCCCTCGACCATGCCCAGATCGAGCTGCCAGAATCGCGTCCCCTTTTTCGTCGTCCTGACTCGGATGTTCATGACCGCACACTACCCAGCCCCAAAAAGATGCCACTCTTGATTCACATCCGTTTAACGTGATTCAGGCCGTTTTGTGCCGTTTTGTGCCCTTTTCGGCCCCTTCGTCCGGTCGCCTCTCCTACGTGGAGTGGCGACCCCTACGAGAATCGAATGCGTGTCAGGGGCACGGTTTCATTGGATCGGTGCGGATAATTAACGTCTGATTAACGGCCAGCGCAAATGCTGCACTTGCCGTGGCTGATGGAGCAGTGGCCGCAGGTGCTGCAATCGGTGCAGTGGAGGCAGGTCTCGGCATAGGGCTGGCAGCGACCTGGGGGCTTCCGCTGGGTCACGGCGACCCCGGCAACAAGGGCAGAGCCGGTGAGCAGGGAGATAATGAGTGCAAGGTTCATGGTTGCAGGCTAACAAAGAATGCGCAAGATGGCCAGCATGAACTCACTCTCGACTTACTGGCTATGCCGCAGCCCCGGCATGGAGACTGAGGGACCGTTCACGATTGGCCAGCTTCGGAGGATGCACTCAGCGGGAACGATCACGGCAGATGCCCAAATCTGCCGCCATGGTGACGATGAGTGGATGGAGGCGAGTTACATGATCGAGGCTGCGGATGAAATGTCTGCGGGTGCTGCAATGGCACCAGCGCAGGTGGTGTATGTGACGCCGAGGAAAAGCCGCGCTGGCACCTATGGCTGCCTTACAGCCGTTGGCTGTGTGGTGATCTTGCTGGTGGCGCTGCGGCTGCTCGATAATGGCGGCAGTAGCATGAATGATTCTGTGAATCAGGCCAATGATCTCCAGCTAGATGTTAAGCGCTGGGTTAGGACGGAGCTGGCAGACAAGGATGCCGAACTGATGGGCATGTCTGAGCCAGTGCTGGTCAAGGGGCAGTATTACCGTATTATTAGACTGCGCGGCAAGAACGCTTTCGCTGGACCGGTGGTGAATGATTTTGTCTCGAGCTCCAGTAATGCTGGTAGCATCGCCTGGATGCAGTCGCTGAAGGAGTTCCGCACGACGGCAAAGTATGGCTCTCTAGGAGCAGATGGTGCAGCCCAAGTGGCGGGGCTGCTGAAGTTTGGCCTCGATCCATGAAAAAGGCCCGTGCTACCACGGGCCTCTGATGATGTTGGTGGGATGATTAGTCGAGTCTAACCACTCCTCTTCTGGCTCTTCCCATAGCCAGATTTTGTGTGCTGATGAGTTGTTTGATCGGGCTCGCACATGTTTTGTGGCGGCAGGGCGATCATGTTGATTGGGGTCTTGGCTGCTTTGGAAGTCGGCCCCGCATTTACGGTGTAGGGCTGAGACTTTTCGACCGTCTTGGGAGGTCGGTCTGCCTTGCTGTCATCGACGATGTGAAATGGCAGCACGAGCTGCCTTTTATCATTCCATCGCTTGATCACGGCCTTGGTGGCCGCGCGGACGATGGAGACCGGTGCCATGCCGGTGCAATTTTCTATGTCTTGGAGGCTAGCCGC